GAGCAGCAGCAAGTTTAAAGTCTTGTTCGTATTGTTGCTTTAATAACCCAGCTTTTTCTGGGTTTTTCTTTAAAGCAATGTAGTAGGCTAACCCACTAGCCATGCAAGGCATAAACCTTGAAGGTATTTCTGGGTCTTGAGCAGAAGCAGTTACATCATCTATACGCTGTATGGTGTTAGCAACCAACCTATAGGTGTATGTACTGTCTGGTGTTGGCCACAGTTTAACAACTGGAGTAGTTTGTCTATCTAAAAATATTTGAGTAGGTCTTCCTGTAGAAGATTTATCAGGTATGTTTAAATATTCAGTTCTACCGATCCTTGTCATTTGTAGATCTGTGGTGTTGGAATTGGAATCAATCTGTCGAATGATTGCGGAAACTATGTCTAAATCATATGCATTTAAAGTATAGCTGTTTGTCCCTGACGTTAGGTTGGTTGTAACCTGTTCTATTGTCCAGAGATTAATACCTCTATTAGACCAATCTGCAAACATTATGTTTAAAGATCGTCTAGCAGTTTCCGCATCATATCCTGTTCTAAGTTCTAAGCCAGCTAATTCATACGCCTCTTCTATTGTGTCGGCTATGGTTAACTGAAAGGTCTTAGTACCCGAAGTCGCCATTAATATTCTTTTATTACTGTTAAAACGATAACGTAAGAATCTCCACTGGCATGACCTGTAGTTGTAAGTTTAATGTCTCCTGTTTTTCCACTAGCAGCTGCAGTATTTTGCAAACCACCCATGTATGAAAAGTCGACATCATCGCTATAGTCAGAATTTAAGTCCCAACATATTGTATTGGTACTAGCGTTCCATAACAATTTAATGCTCATACCAAAGGTTGAATAGTTCACTCTTGAAACTTTACAACCTGTACAAGCAGCACCATCGCTGGTTCTTGCAGAAAGTGCACTTACATCTACTTTGGTAACAGCCGATTCACCAGTTCCGTCGGACGTATTGGTCAGCTGTATAACAGCTTTTCTATCGTCATCAACAATTGTTGTTGAAGTTACTGCGTCAGCCATAATTTACTCCTTATTCAAATGGAGTGGCTAATGTGCCATCACCGTGTAAGAAGGCTTCACAATGCCATACTGCTGCTGTAGTTGCTTTTAAGCGGATAATTCCACCCACTAACCAACCTTGAGCTGCTGATCCTAAATCAATAGTATCATCATCACTAGCATCAGGGATAAAAGTATTTGTGTCGCCAGCAGTTGCTGGGTCAAATATCTGAGCAAAACCAGAGAATAAATCACTAGCGTTGTCAGTGTTAATCTGTCCTGCACCTGTAAAGGTTGTGCCTACTATAAATGTATAGTTAAGACCAGCTGCTGCTGTAGGTAGTGTTACTACAATTCCTGCTGCTCTATTTAGCGTGTACACTTTACCTGAGTCTGTTGACTCAACGCTGTGTGTAGCACTTGTAATACTTTCTATATTAGAATAAGCAGAAACATATCCTGTAGTAGTAATATTACCACTTGTATCTATGTCTAGATTAGTTGTTATAGCACCTGTTGTCGAATTTTTGGAGATTTGTTCAAAACCTCCTTCAGATCTGACTGGTCCACTAAATGTTGAATTTGCCATAATTATTTCCTCCTACGGAAATAGTTCTATAGTCTTGGCGTACAGAGTCAGTCTATAGAACAAAGTTAATAAACCCTAGAAGTTTATTCTATATTATTAAATACAAAAAAGAAAGGGATCCGAAGATCCCTTTCCTAACGATTTAAAAAACCGTATTAGGCACCAGGAGAACCGTAAACACCTCTCCAATCTGACCAACCGAAAGAATATCTTTCTCTCGCTTTATACCTAACATTACCAGTTTCGAAGTCTCCTTCCATACCAGTTGCCATTGCAGCTCTTTCAAAGTGCTTCATGCCGTTAGGTGCATCAGTTTTAACAAACCATGCATCTGTGTCGGTTAGATAGTGGTTAACAGTGTAGCCTTCTGGCAACATCCCCATGTTTCGCATGGCGTTGATGTCGTTGTCTGATGTTGACACCCTGCCAGGAGTATTTAAAATCCTGTCAGCTACAAATTGTAGTTGTGGTGGAACGATCAGTTTTCTAGCTTGTACATTAACCTTAATACCTCTTTCATCTTTATATCCAGAGATATCGATTAAGGCATTCTCCAACGAAGTTTCGTTGAGGTCTGCTGCTGAACTTGGCTCATTCGCTAGATCCCCTGCTGTAAGAGTTGGGTGATCTGTAGTCATGAGAGGTTTCCCGTCGCCTCCTGGATAGGAAGTAGAGAAACCATTATTAAGTACGTTTGCAGCCTTAACTTGCTTCGTATTTGCCATCGACCTAGCCAAAGCTCTAGTGTATCTAGAAGAAAGTGTGTCGTAGAGATTATCTTCGATTGCTTCTTCTGTCAACGCAAAAGCGAGGGCTACCGTTTCGTGAGTGTAACGAGACGTGAAGGTTTCTTGTGCTGTATCATAGCTTACCGCTGCACCTTCTCCTTTTACTGGAGCTTGTGCGAAGCCTGATAACATCACTTCTTCCTCAAACGCACGATCTGAAGTTTCTGTATCAAAAATTTCAGCGTGCTCGTTCTCGTAACGATTATACTCGAGACCAAAAAGTGCATTCAGTCCAGGCTCGAGTTCTTTTACTAATTGAGCTCTATTAATTGCCATTGTTATTCACCTCTTAGTCGTTTCCGTACGTCGAAGCTGGGAATATGAAATACCCTCTAGCGTATTGCGCATTAGCAGTGTTATCTGGTCTATCCACATAAGCCACCAATTTTGCTATACCACTAGCAGTAGTCGTAGTCACACCTTCTTTCGAACGGTTGTTATTAGTATCACCTGCAGTTGTAGAGATAGTGTGCACTTTTCCAACATCAGTTTGTGCAGGAGTCCCAGTAAACTGGGCTTCATACACGATGTTAGGATCAGCGTACACGTATGCTTTAATATTTGCAGAACCTAGTGTAGCCGTACCTGAGACAAATCTTCTTGTGAAGACTACTTCTCCTGTCGACTTTTGGTACTCACAGCCACCAAATACACCTAGCGGAGCATCTGTTGCCCCTCCTTGAAGTACATATCCGCTTGTGAGCTTAACGACGTCACCTGAAAAGATATCGCCAGTAGCACCACTTTGGATAGGAAACTCAGAAGGACGAATAGTGCCCCCAGCCATGTGATATGCTGGTGTGAATCCATTTGGGTCATTTACATTTGCCATGTTTTCACCTTTTTTAAGTTAATTTATATTGACGATTCTAAGAATCGCCTCCTTTACCAAATGTGACTTGAGTATTTCTATTAGGTTTACTAATAGGCATCCTGCTGTCACTTTCTCGCATTAGATTCGAATCGACTGCCTCCATTTGGTCTGAAGCCATTTTATTGTAGTATGCACGTCGTTGTTCGACGGTTTCGATTGGCATCTTTGCGAGGATTAACCCACCTACTCCGATTACGCCTGTATGTCTACCGTGTTCAACAGTTGGGGCTTCAAACTCAGGGTGGTCTTCTGCTCTCACAGGTTCCCATCCTTCACGAATACGTTTAGACATATTCGCTTTGTCTTCTACTCCTGCCATTGATTCTCGTATCCATCTGTAAACGTAACCTTCTGGTGGCGTTGGTGCGTCTAATAAAGACGGTGGTTGCCATGGTTTTGGGCGAGCAGTTTCTGCTCGACTATCTGCAGATCTTGGAGCTCGATCTGTAGCGGTATCTTTTTCTACATTTGTTGTATTTTTATCTACCATTTTATCTCCTTCACTTAACGTGTTTAGCGTATTCTTCAAGCGGAACACCTAATCTTTTTGCTATTGCAACTTGACTAGATGATAGCTTTACTGTGCGTCCTTTTCCTGTTCTGCCTCTAGCACCTCTGCTAGAATTTACAACATTCTCTTGAACGTTATTTACTTGAGAAACTTCTCCACCACCGTTTAACTTGTGAGGAAAGGCTTCCGCCATTCTTCGATCCACTTCCTGATAATAATCATCAGTTGTTGGATCAAATCCTTCTTGTTCAACCAATTGTCTATGAAAAGCAAAAGCACTTGTTGTCATAGCCAAATCTTCGCCGAACCAATTATTCTTTGCTGCCCACTCCTGAGCTTTCGCATCGGGAGCTGGCGGAGTTTGCACTTGAGGTTGCTGAACAGGTTGCTGAGGTTGTTGTACATCAACAGGTTGTTCTTGTGCTTCTTCTTGAGGTCTAACTCTATTTAGACTTTCAAGTTCTACAGCAAGTGTAGCAACATCTTTTTGTGCTGCCAACATCTGCTCTGTGTCTCCGATATCATGTGCTTTCTTGTACTGATCTTCGGCACTAGCAAGTTGGCTTTCAACTCTTGCACTATATTCATCATATAGGTTTTTATCTTTTTGTGAAAGGGTTGCTTGTGTATTATTTAATTTTTGTTGAACACCTTTAGCGTATTCAACTGCTGCTGCTTCCCTTCTCTCTGCTTCACGAATCTTATAAGTTAGCTTATTTATTCGTTTTTTAACAGATTCACTATAGTCGGCAATTTCCTCTTCATCGGATTTTGCTTCTTGGGGTTTTTCTTGTTGGGTTTCTTCCTGAGGTTCTTCAACGGCAACTTCTGGGTTTTGTTCTTCCTCTGGTGCCTCTACCTGAATCTCGACCTCTTCGTTTTCAGTTTCTTGTTGCATGGGTTCTGCCATGATTTTTCTCCTTTAGTTTGCGTGATTACTGTACATCTTCTGGGTTACTCACCACAGCTAATACTTCATCATCGTTTAATAAGCGCAAGTCACCACCATCAATCTTGATTCTAGCTCCTGCGTACCTTCCAAATATAACCCAATCTCTTTCTTGACACCATGCGCCATTCGGAAATTTAGATTTATCTTTGTAAGCATCTGGTCCCAATGATACTACGAAACCAACATTAGTACCTAATCTTTCTTTTTCTAAGGTAGTGTCGGCTAATAAGATTCCGCCTTTAGTCATTTGTTTTTGACTAAAAGGTA